CCTTTTGCTGCGATTCTTAAACCTCTTTCATCAGTCATAGCAGCGATATCAATTAATCCCTGTTCTAATGAAGTTTCGTTTAAGTCTGCTTGAACTGCTAAAGTATTACTTACTGTACCTGCGATCGTTGCGTGATCAGTTGCAAGTAAGTTAGATCCATCACCTGTTTGGAACGCTGATGCCGCGGCTACGCCGGGTAAACCATTGTTCAAAGGTGCTGCACCTTTAACTTCTTTAGCATTGGACATAGATCTTGCTAAAGCTTTTGTGTATCTAGAAGAAAGTCTGTCATAAAGGTTGTCCTCTATTGCTTCTTCTGTGATAGCGAAAGCTAAAGCGATCGTTTCCATTGTGTATCTAGCAGTGTAAGTTTCTTGCGCGTCGTCGTACGCAATTCCTTGACCTTCTGCTTTTACATCTGCGTTTGCAAAACCACTTAACATTACTTCCTCTTCGAAAGCTCTGTCAGATGATTCTGTAGTATAAATCTCAGCATGCTGATTTTCATACCTTTTGTATTCCAGACCGAATAGTGCATTCAAACCTGGCTCTAGTTCTTTAACTAGTTGTGCTCGTGATATTGCCATATTATGCTCCTACCGTTCCTGTTCCGAACCATTGCGATTTGTTAACAACCACAACCACAGTAGCCATACCTGAAAAGTTAGCTAATGCTGGATTCGTTTGAGGTGCAGTTATAAGATCTTCGTTTTCTGGATCTTCTGCTACTCTCAATAGTCTCCATTGGTTTGCGATGTCTGCGCCAGTTCCAACTGTTAATTGACCATTTGATTGTCCAGATGTAACTGAACCAGATACTGTAGTAGTACCTTCGGCTCTAACTGTTAAACCAAATGTTTGTCCCATTTCAACTTGTGCTAATGCAGCTGTTGCCGCAAGTCTAGTATCTAGTTGCACGTTGTATTGTTGCCATGGATTATCTATTACGAAAGCGTCGATATCTCCTGCATTTGTATTCGCGTCTGGCACTGTGCCACCCGGATAAAACGCTGAGAAAGTTGGTTTTAATGTATTTGCATCTGTGTAGAAGCAACCATTAAATACACCAATCGTCGGCACTGTAATAGCATCTTGAGCTGTAACTATGTAACCCGGATCTACATTGGCACCTGAAGCAGAATCGTACTGCACCGGCATTCCCATGTATAAACTAGTCGCATAGCCACTGTCGATTTTGTATTTGTTCTGACCGCCAGTAGAAGGTGCTCCACCTAATACTCCAGCCGGGATCAAACCAAAACCTTGCGTGTTTCTATTTGCCATTATGTTTTTCTCCTTGTGAACCTGCCGTCGTTAAACGGCCTCCAGTTCGGTTTATATTTTTCGTTGGTGTTGAGAATTTTATTTCTTAGTACCACCGAAGTTTTTGCTTGAACGCTCGAATTTCATCGGCATTCTTTTGTCCTGATCCTTCAGTAAGTCGTTTTCTACAGCTTCGTCTTGACCTTCAGTTTGTCTTTTCTGATAAGTCACACGAGATTGCGCGAGTTCTTCAGGTATCCTTGCCAGGAGAAGGCCACCTACTCCAATCACTCCAGCGTATTTTCCGTCCATGACAACAGGATATGAATCAGCGTCGTATTCGTCAGCTCTCACTAACTCGTAACCAGATCTCAATCTACCATGAATATTTTTGGTATCATTGAAACCCATTGACTCTGCTCTTATCCATCTGTGCCTGAATCCATCGGGCGCTGGGGGTGCATCTAGAGATGATGGGGGCTTGTACTCTTTTGGTCTTTCAGTTTTTGACCGAGTAACAGCCGCACGAGAAAGGTTTTTTTCGGTTTCTTTTTTCATATGCTTATGCTCCTTCCGTGAGTTTTAATTGTTTTGCATACTCTTCGAGTGGCACACCTAATTTTTTAGCTATTGCTACTTGAGACGATGTGAGTCTCACTTGTTTGCGACCAGGTTTTGAGCTTCTGTTAGCCGAAGCTACCGACTGAACGGCCCTGTTCGTTTGCTTAGTTTCATTAGTATCAAACT